AGGGAATTAGATGCGAAGCTAGAGCAAGAATACATGAACTTTCAAAAAGACAATCCAGAGCTTTTTGAGAGGCACTTAGCCTAGTAGCACTTTGGGTTAATACACGGGTATACCCGGATTTACTCCATGAGAGGTTAAAAATGGCTAAAAAAGGTTTAAAAGGGCTACTATCATGTTGGCAGACAGCATGGGTAGCATCAAACAAAAAGAATCCCACCAGTGTCCTAATTGATACTGAACTACGTAAGCAGGGATTCTCAATACTCGACATACTCACTAAAGTCGCTATCATCGGTAAAAAGGAAAAGAGGAATGCTGTAGAACAGGAATTCCTTGATTTCTACATGATGAGTAAAGCAGTAGCAGAACAAGCCCTGGTGGATATGGTAGCAGCCTCTGTAAATGGGGGTATATTCCTACTCAAGGCTAAACACGCTTACAAAGAAACCCAGCAGATCGAACAGACAACTAATACGAAGGTAGCTATCGAGTGGGGGACTGACCCTCATGGAAGTTAAGATACGACACTTTACCCAAAAATTCTCAATACTAGACCCATCAATCAAAAAGCGATATAAAGGGCTACGTGGCGGCAGATCGAGTGGTAAATCATGGGGAGTAGTGGCTACACTGGTGGGCTTTGCTTGTCAATATAAAGTATTTATCGTAGCCGGTCGTGAGATTCAAAAATCAATTAAAGAATCAGCACAGAAGCTATTCCTTGACACTATTGCAAGATATGGTCTCACTGACCAATTCATTTGCACAAACACTGACATTGTAAATATCAATACTGGTGCCAGAATCATCTTCATGGGTGTTAAATCTAATCCAGAAGCCATTAAAGGCTTAGAAGGTGCTGACATCGTATGGTTAGAAGAGGCTGATAGGGTTTCGCAAGAATCTTGGGACCTCATTATTCCCACTGTGAGAAAGAAGGGTTCCCAAATATGGGCGACATGGAATCCATCAATGCCTACAGACCCTGTAGAGCAGATATTTGACAAGAATAACCCTGATGCAGTTGTAGAAACGATTAATTACCTTGAAAATCCACATTGTAGCCCTGAAATCATTGCAGAAGCCCAGAAAATGCTGGCTAATGATCCACAGAAGTATCAATGGATATACCTTGGTCAATTCCGTCCTACAGGTTCAGACACATTAATCCCCCTCCAATTAGTCATAAATGCCATAGGTAGACCACCTACCCACACTGAGGGTGAAGAAATCGTAGCCGGTCTAGACTTAGGGTTTTACCAAGACAGAAGCGTACTGGCTATTAGACAGGGTAATAATATTATGCACATCCAAGTATGGGAGAACCCTGACACCGTTGAACTCATACCTGAAGTCCTTGGGTTAATGACACGATTCAAAGTAGCTAGAATTGGTGTGGATGCTTTAGGACCAGGTGCCCCTATCATACAGCTACTCAGGGCTAATATCGGTGATCGTGTCATACCTGTAGCCTACTCTGGTGCACCAGTTAAAGATCCGAAGCAGTATAAAAACCTTAGGGCTGAAGCATGGGGACTCACCAAAGAACTACTTGAAGATGGTAGCCTTCCTACTGGGATGGATAATGACATCATCGCTGACCTATGTAGTGCACGATATTTCTATGACGAAAAAGGTAAGATCCAGATAGAAAGCAAAAAAGCAATGGTAAGTAGGGGCATTCGCAGCTCAGACATAGCTGATTCGATAGGAATTTCACTTACTGTTTATGGGAAAGCAAAAATAATCAAGAAACCTCGCACTTTTAGTAGTAGTAGACAACCACAAGACTGGATGGGTATTTAAATGATTTATGATGAAGAGAGACAAATGTACAAGGCACCTGAAGATTCGATTTACTTTGCAAGTGATGAACAGCCTGAGCAACCTGATGGATTTGGTCTTACTCAAGAAGACAGAGATACCCTAATCACCAAGATTCGCAAACATGCAGCCACTTGTCATTCCTACTGGGATTCATTATATGAACTCATGGAAACAGACTGGGGATTATATTCTGGTGAAGGACAATGGACAGAAGAGGCTAGTGCAGCCCGTAGGAATCGTCCTAAGCTGACGCTTAATCAACTTCCTAAGTTCGTTAAAAGGGTAGTAGCACAAACCAAGAAAGAACCCCCTGGCATCAAACTAGCCCCTAGAGAAGAGGGTGATAAGCTGAAGGCTGACATAGCTACTGGCTTAATTCGTTACATTGAGGACTCATCCGGATCCAAATATGCCTATGCCCATGCACTGGAGTGTGCAGTAATTGGCGGATTAGGTTGGATCAAAGGTACAATTAATGATGAAGGGAATAAGATTCTAATCAAGAAGGTTAAAGATCCCTTCCAATTTATGATAGACCCTGACTCAGAAGAAGCTGACGGTTCAGATGCCAATTACTTCATAGCCCACACTAAGAAACAAGACGGTAAGAAGAAGCTGGACTGCTATGAGTACTGGTTCAAAGATGAAGATGGTACGGTTAAGTGGGCTATTATCGAGGGTGTGGAAGTAAAAGACTACGGTACATTCCCAGGGACCATCATCCCTATCTTCCCTGTTTATGGTGAAGACATCTCATATCGTAACAAGCGAGTAGTAAAAGGTGTCATAAGGGACCTTATCGATGCCCAACGCACATATAATTACATTAAGTCCCAAGAAGTAGAAACTGTAGCCCTTACCCCTAAATCCCCAGTTATCGCACAGGAAGGGTCCCTTGATGGCTATGAAGACTCATGGAGAAAAGCCTCTAAAACGCCCGTCGATATACTCTACTACCGTCAAAAGAATGACCAGGGTGAAGAAGTATCCCCTCCACAATTTGCCCAATCTAACCCCTCCATCCAATGGGCACCTCAAATAACTCAATCCGCACAACAGGACATGAGGGAAATATCTGGTATATATGACACCAATATGGGTGCAGATGATCGGATGCTAAGTGGTACAGCAATCATAGCCAAACAACAGGCTGGTGAATCGGCTGAGTACACATATACCGAGCATCTCATGGCTACTCTACAGCAGATTGGTAGATGGGTGTTACAAATGGTGGAACCTATTATGGGTGACCAACATGTGATCCGTATACTGGGTGAAGATGGTAAGCAAGAGTCCATTAACTTAGACCAACCCCAAATCGACCCACAAACGGGAGCACCTGTCACATTAGACCTGAATTTTGATGAATTGGACATCTCAGTGTCATCCGCACCTGCCTATGCCACCCAGAGAGAAGCTGGTGCACAGGCCATTCAGGACATCATGACTGCCATTCCTTCCAGTGCACAGTATATCGCTGACATAGCCCTTCGCAATCTTGATGTGCCAGGTGCACAAGAGGCTGCGAATAGACTTAAGAAGATGTTACCAACTGAATTACAAGGTGATGACACAGAGCCTGGAATGGTTCCTGAACAGGTTGTGGAACAGATTATGCAACAGTCAGAACAGACTATACAGGAACAACAGGCCATAATTGAGCAAATGAAGACTCAAATGGTGGCCTTGTCAATGGAACTACAGAACCAGACACAGGCTAAACTGGCTACCGAACAGATTAAGAGCCAGACTCAGATCGCAGTGGCACAGATTAAGGAAGCTGGGGCTGATCAGAGGAAGATTGCTGATATCGAAGCCGACACTGAGGCGGATAACAAGCAAATAATTTTCGATGCCCAGAAAGCTAATCAGAGTTTTGCACTGGAAGTAGCCAAAATGCAGAAGCCTGAAACACCTAAGGGGCCTAATACTGTGAGTATCAGTACTACCACAGTGAACCCCCAAGTTACCCCTACTAGAGCACCCGAACCTATGGTTTTTAAACAACCAATAGGAGAACAGTAAAAAGTAGCACTTTGGATTTATGAATTGGGCGGTTACCCTAGCCGTTAAAAAATAGGGGTTTGCATACCCGATGGGCAACCATTAGTAAAGTACTCCCAAGGTACTAGAAAGTGATTGAGACAGGGGACAACAGTGGTAACAGAGCCACGAAGGTAAACAAGCCTTGACAAAGCTGGAACAGATGGGCGTGAAACCCAGAGGAAAAACACGATGGATACAATGGATTTTGACAATTTGAAATCATCGGCTGAAATGGCTGAATTGGCTACCACTTCTGTAAAAGAAACAACTGCGGTTACAACTGAACCAGAAGTATTGCCAGAGGTTATTAAGGAAGATGGTGAGACGGCTACTGAAGTTACCCCTGATGGTAATGAGGGAGTTACTGGCGAAGGCGAAACAGAGCCTAAAGCTGAAGATGATAAACCTGAGGTAAAACCTTGGGGGACACCGAACCACACTCCTAAGGGAGTACTGGAGAAGTTTTCGAAGTTATCGTCAAAGCTAAGGCAATCGGAGTCACAGATTAAACAGCTTACTGAAACAGTCGAAAGGCTGACTAAGGTAAACGGTGGAAATGCTGACAAACTGCCTACGAAACAGGACTTTATCAATGCTGGTAAGACTGAGGAAGACTTTATCGATTACATGATATCAGTCAGAACTCAAGAACAGCTTTATGCGTATGAACAGCAACATCAAAGGGAACAGGAACTTAGTACTCGGTGGGAAACCTCAATGCAAGCTGCAAAGGCTGACCTCCCTGATTACGAAGATGTAGTAGCCGATGTGGACTTACCCTTACCGATTGCTACGATGCAATATCTAGCAAACAGTGAAGTGGGACCATACATTGCTTATACGATTGCCAAAAGAGATGAAATCCGTCAAAACATTGCAAATATGCCTCTAGCTAACAGGCACCAAGCAGTGTTACAAGTTGAACAGATGGTGAAAGAATGGTTGAAGGCTCCCAAAGCCCCTATACAACAGCCTGTCACAGCCCCTGTACAACAGCAAACCCCAAAAGTAGTTAGCAAACCACGTGCCCCTCAATCCCTTAAGGGTGGCGTGGCAAAGAAACTCGACCCGGCTACAGCTAGTCTGGAAGAGTGGCTAGGGATGTAAAACCTCCCCGCAGTACCCGGACGCAAATGCAAGTAGGTACTAGGAAACAATTATGGCTAATAGTGTAGCTAAAATCACAGGATACGTTGTCAAGGAAGCCGCTCGTGGCTACTACAACACTCGTTTGTACTCTGGCCTAGTCAAGAAAGACTACAGCCAAGAGTTCCAAGAAAAAGGTGCGAAGAAGGGTGACACCATCTTCGTGCGTAAACCCGCTCAGTACCGTGTACGTGTTGGCGCAAACCAGCAGATTCAGGACGTAGCCGAACAGCTAGTCCCCGTTACTCTCCCTGTCCAACAGGGTGTGGATTTCACTTTCTCTACTCGTGAAGTGACTATCGACATCGACGCTGGTACTCGTGAGTTCGGTGAACGCTGGATCAAACCCGCTGGTTCCGTACTCGCTTCCACTAAAGACGCTGAAGGTCTTGAGTTGGCTGCAATCGAAGCCGGTTACACCATCGTTACCCCTGCAACCCCAACCCTGAAGAATTTCCTTGATGCTAAGGCGATTCTCAACAAGTTCCTTGCTCCTAAGGACATGGCCTCCCGTTTCGCCGTTATCGGTTCAGATGTGGAATCCGCTATTTCTAACGAAATCAAGTCTATCTACAACAACAGCGCAGCCATTTCCAAGTCTATCAAGGAAGGAACTGTTACTGATGTGAGTGGTTTGACCTGGGGTTCTAGCGACCTGACCTACGTTCGTACCGCTGGTATTGGCGCAGCCTCCACTGTTACAGTGGGTGCCCCTATCGTAGCCGGTGCTACTACTATCACATTGGCTGGTGCTGATGCTGGTGACGTGGCCGTAGGTGACGTGTTGACCTTCGGTGCCGTTCGCTTTGTGAACCCTGAGACCAAGGTAGCTTATGCCAACGTGTTACAGCGTAAGGTGAAGGCTGTTAACGGTCTCGTGGTTACTATCGACCCCATCTGGCCTGTAGTGGCTAACCCTGCAACTCCTGCCGAAAGGTTGGATGCTGCTCGTGCGAATGCTACTGCCCTTCCCGCTAACGGTTCCGCTATCACTGCCCTCGGTGTTGCTGGTACTAGCTACCTGTGCTCCATCGTGTTCCATAAGGACGCTACCATCTTGACCTCTGTGGACTTGGTGAAGCCTTCCAAGGTGGAAATGTGTGATAGTATCGTCGTTGACGGTATGAACATCCGCTTCATTCAGGACTACAGCGTTGGCGATGACCAGATGCCTAACCGTCTGGACTTGCTCGGTGTGTTCACTACTATCCACCCCACTTGGATTGTAAGCGTAGAAACCCCTCTAGCCTAATAGCTTAGGGTAAGAATATAAGGGTGAGTCATTAACTTGGCTCACCCTTTTTCAATGGTTTCAAACAATGGTAGCACTTTATATAAGAAAGGAGATAAACCATGCTCGTAGCAAATGACTGTGACAGAATCTACTACAAATACTGGGAAAATGAGTATCTACGAAGCCTAGAGACTCAACCTGAAGACCTTGGTACTGATATAACTATAGAAGATATCGAACCACTGACGGAACCTGAGGTTGTCGAATTCACAGGCCAGGAACCTATCGCACTTTCGGATAAGAAGAAGGTTGTGAGAAAAGGAAGACATAATGTACACCGTTAGACAATTAATTATAGAATCTTACCGTATCAGCGGTATGCATGGTATCGGTAGTACCCCCTCCGATTCCGAAATGGACGATGCCAAAGACCTTATCAATGGGATACTAGATGTATTCTCATTGCAATCTAGTTGGGCACCTGGAATCATACAAAGAGCCGTCACATCTAAGCCTGATGGCACCATCGTGATCGCAAATGACCAAACTAGGGTAATTACACGCTATGAGGCTACTGTAGCCCCTGATCAAATCACTATCACTACTGCTGGGCAGAACAATGTCACAATTGGGGACTTTATCGTAGCCAGTGTGGATAACATATTAACGACCCTTGAAGTCCTCAGTGTAGTCAGCCTTAATACATTTATCACAAATAACCCAAGTGCTATCACAGGGGTATGGACATCTGGTGTCTATAAATTTACCCATGAAAGTGATGACTACCTGATTGACCTAGTTGTGGATTCCCCTGTGAGTATCCATGGGGTTCTTGATGGTACAGGCTACTCTATTCCAGCCATACAGGGTAATGTATTCTACTCCAGTAACGAGAAGCCTTATGGTTGGTATTATGAACTGGCTACGGACCCTTACCCCAAGTTATTCCTACCAACGTATGCCACAACCCCTGTGACACTCACATTCAACCAACCTGGTTGGAGAGATGTCAATCTAAACACAGATATGAGTCTATTGCCAATCGGTGTTAAGCAAATGCTTAAATGGCGTTTGGCAGGTGACTTAGCCCAAATTAATGGATTCACTGACCAATCTACCACATGTTTAGCCCGATATTACGAAGCCGCTGCCACCTATCGTCGCAGTAGACATCGGCTCAATCTGGCTGAGGGTGATATGTCCGCAAGTGGTCGTGGTGGAAGGTATAACATAACTACGGATGAGTTTGTCTAATGCCTACTACTAAGAAATCCCCATTCAAAGGAATTGTAGGCCCATCATACACATATGGGTCTCTTCCTATTGATTGTCAAATATCAATGAATTTTGAACCAATCAGAATCGAATCAATGA